TAGGAATGGGATCGTCAGAAGGAGGAGTGGTTTCATTTTGTATTCTGTTAATGAGCTTTTTAACTGCTGCATTAACTCTATCTTCGAGTCCTTGCGCATTTGTTAATGCCTCCATAGTCAAGTCAATTTCTGCAAATACACCTCTAAGTTTATCAAGGTGCTCTTGTGATTTTTGTAATCGGTTAGTCAAATTACGATTTAATTCTTCATTTCTTTGTGCGTCTTCTGCCATTTTATCTACTGTTACTTGTAAAGTTTCTGCAGCAGATTTTAATTTGACATTGTTTTCTCTTAGTGTCCCAATTGTTTCCTGTGACCACATATAATAAGAATATCCAGCATATCCAATAGAAGACATTAATCCTAAAATTAGTAATATTAAATAAAGTCTAGCCATGTTTAATCCTCAATAAATTCTACTATTTCTTTCTTACCATTTGTCTTTTCCATAGTTTTAACAGTATGCTTCTCACAAGAATATCTGCTACTATCACCAAGATTTCGTTCAATTTGACGCTTGGTTCCTAAACAATCACCTAAGCTATCCTTTGGTGTATACTCTATAGCTTTGTTGTTCATATACAGAAAAAGAATAAATAAGGTTTCTATCATTAGTGGTCTCCATGATTACCATGTTTCATATGATTTTCATGATCTCCACTATCGTGTTCTTTAGGATCTCCACACATAACGTGTTTATCCTCACTATACATTTGTTCAGCTATTGGTAAAGCTTGCATGCATTCTTCCATAGTCTTATATTCTCCAAGTTCTACATAACTTGAAGTTGACATAACAAATAAAAATATTGGCATTAAATCCATTTTTAGTGTCCTGAATGGGCGTTATTGTTTGATGTCATCTGTGGAATATTTCCTATTTGATGGATTAAATCCATAATGTCATTTCTTATTTTTTCATGTGTTTCTTCCAAATGTTCTATACGCTTTTGCATAAAATCAATTTGAAGTTTTTGTTGTTGATCAAACGGAGCCTTGCCGCTTTCTATTTCTTTTGTGAGTTTTTCTAATTCACCAGCTAAATGTTCTATTAGCATAAATTGTTCGCTATCTGCTGGTAAACTTCCCATTTCACCACGAGGCCATTTAATACGAAACTCAGTATTCATCTGGGCGTCAGCATGCATCATGGTTTGTGATGTTTCAATACTATTTAATCGTTCTACAATACCAAAGTATGCCCACGTGGCAATACTTGCTCCTACAACTAAAGATAAAATATTTCTAAGTGGTAAAGCAACTTCAGTATTTTCTGAAATTTTACTTGCCAATCTCTACATACCTTCTAAATCTCTTTAAGAGTTTAGGATGCTTGTCTTTTCTTCTTCTGCGATCAACGGCTATTTGACCTTGTGCCGTTGTAGCAGGATTAGGAATAGATCCAGTGTTAGCGCCAGCAGGAACTTCTTCAATATTCAAGGTCTTTGGATAGTTTTTATCACCTGGTTTTAATTTAGGTTTACCCGCAGCTCTACGCTTTCTAATGTTATCCCATAAACTCATTTTATTAATTCTCCCGGTGTTACATACACCTTTTGGTTTGAGAGAAGGTGGACTGCTTCGTAAATATCTAAACCGTAGATCTGACCTATAGGATAAGCGGTGTTGTCTACCTTGATCTTATCTTTAGCAGAGACTACCTCCTCATATGTTGTATTTATAACTTTAGAGTACTTTACTTTATAAATTCCTGGTGATAATCTATTGTCTTCTAATACAAACCATTCATTTTGCTCTTTAATAAGATCTGTTGGATCTATATTAAGCCCATCTAGTATTTTATCAATGTCTTTATCGTTTAATTGATTATGCTCTTTAATAAGATATAGAGCTGCTGCGATTGATGTCAATTTGTTGAAGCCAACTGTTCTCTTTACATTTGCGGCAAGTCTTATGAACGGAGTAAAGGCAGACTTTTTCTCATCTGTATCAAGCTTAACTTCTTTTTTTCTTTTTCCATTTTCATCAATCACACCTAACTTATACGCATCCCACTTCTTCCAATCCATGACAAGCATGCGAAGAAATCTAAACGTAAATGCAAGGTCGGCAGCTCTTTTAACTATTCCCATTAAATTTTCCTTAAGGCTTCAATCACCTTCTTATCCATTTCCACATGCACATATTGATCATTTTTAATATGTTTTAAGAATACTAAGAAAGGCTTAATGACTTCCCATTGTTTCTCATCTAATTTATAATCTAGCATCTTTAAAGAAGGTTCTATATCAAAGGCATTAAATATAACGATCAAATGATTCAGTATTAATCTTTCTGACAACTTTCCTGTTTCTAAGTACTTGTTTACCAGTCTTTTAACATACTTAAATCTACTCAGATCTTCGTGAAATTCTTCTATATCAATACAACGTGGATTATAATAATGCCGCGCTGCAAAGAACTGAAAATTTTCATCAGTTACATTATGAAGTATTTTCATTTATTTTACAGGAGCCTTATCTCCTTGTGGGTTATCACCTTTTCTTTTTGGTGATGCTTTCAAACCTTTACGGAAATCTTTAAAGTTCTTTGCATCAACTTTTGGTTCATCAACTGGCTCCGGTGTTGGCATTTTCTTTGCTAACTGAGTCTTTGCGTTCGGCGCCAAACCTTTACCCATAGGATCTTGATATCCTTTATGCTTTTTATCAGCAGTTGGAATATTTTCATATGCTTCTTTAGCTGGCACCTTTGCTTTACCCGTGAGTTTATTAACAGCCATGTCTGTGCCTCTTTGGCGTCTCATAAATTGAGCAATACCTTTTTTACGTTGTTTTTCATAGCCTTTTTTGACATCAGCTGAAGCACCTGCTTGACCCATTCCACCAGTTCCGGTACGATCTCCTGCATGTGCAGCAGAAGCTGGTACTTTTTTCAAATATCTACCAACCATTCCTTTTGAGACTTCATCAACTGCCGCTTCATTAGTTGGTTTAACTTTTGAACGGCCTGTCATTTTATTTACATACATATCAGACCCCTTTGATCTTTTAGTTAAGCCTTGCATTGCTTTCAAACCAGCTTTGGCGTGCTTAACGCTTGCTGGTTGATCTAATGCAGATTTAACTTTATTTCTTTTTTGTGCAATATCTTTACTAGCAGCGCTAGAATACTTAGATAATTTTGTTCTTGAAATTTCATCAACTGATGAAGCTTCTTTCTTGAGTTTACCGTCTTTATCACGATCAGCCTTTTCTTTATCCAAACGTAATTTATGAAGAGGTGACATCATACTCTTGGCCTGGCCCTGAGGTTCATTATATGCTTCATTTTTCTTTTTATCCCATGGCGCCTGTGGCAGCGTTGGTTTTTTCTTAGGTGGCTTAATACTTGCCAGTGCCCGTTTAACTTGCTTAGGAGTTAAAACCTTTTTTCCAACGGCTTCTTTTTTGGCATCCGGATGTCCTTTGCCGCCATCATTGCGAGTTGCCCAGACGGCTTTTCTTTGAGCATTAGATGTATATCCTTCATCTTTGCTCATAGATTTTTTAATTGTTTTGCGCCGATTATGAAGATACTTATCAGATCCATCTTCATCACCGTCATTGTCGATGTCCCCATCTTCACGATCAGAATGAGTGCCTTTTAACTCATCTTTATCAACGGGATCCATCTTTTTCTTTTTTTCTAGTAATTCTTTTACCCATTCTCTCATGTTTTTCTCCGTTCTTACATTAGAATGTTGGCTACATACGTACCAATCGCCGCGATGATTGCTACCCAGAATAATTTATTTATAGTGTGTACAGTACGAGCGTTATCATCACATTTCTTTTCAATAGTATCTAATTTTTCTGAAAACTTATTCATACGCTCCCAAGATCTTTCACGATATTCGTTATAAGCATCCATTTTTTCTTCGAATCGAGCAATAGAAACAACTACATCACTAAGCTTATCAAGCTTTTCTTCTATTCTGTCTAAACGTTGGTCTGTTCCCTTTTCCATTAGCACTTCCACCTTTTCAAAGACATGGCTTTACGAGTAGGCCGACCCTTTTCATCTTTCATAGGTCCAGGCATTCCACCCATCCGAGCGCAAAAAGATTTTCTTCTTCCAGCAGCTTTACTTCCGGGTTTCACTTTACCAGTTACAGCTGTTTTTAGATTACCACCAGTTTTTCTGTTATAAGCATCCACGCCCTTTTGTGTTAATCCAGCACCTTTTTCTGTAGCTCTTTTGTGTCCTTTAGCATCCTCACCACGAGCTTCATTTTGAGTTTTCATTTTATTCATTTTACTCATTGCTCTTGACGCATGTCTGACAGTGCTCATAGCTTTTACCATATCTTTATGACTACCAGCCTGCGCGGCTTGTTTCATAGATCCACGGGCACTTTTTCTCATCATTCTTAAGCGGTCCATTTCTTTTTCTGCTTTAGCATCTTCTTTTGCCATTGAACCTTGTTTAACAACTCCAGATTTTTTAATCTTATTAATAAGTTTTAATGTACGCAGAGGAGTGGCAGTTTCTTTTTGAGCTCTCTTACTTTTACATGATTCACAGCCGCAGTCTTCATGAAGTCCTTCGCAAGTACAAGGATCACAACTACATTTACCACACACCCATTCTTCATTAGCACGTTTATTAGCACGTTTACTAATATCAGATAATGCTTTTTGAGTAGAAGACATTTTCTTTGGCTTTTTATTTCTATTCATATGAGCTTTAAATTTTTGTAAATCTATTTTAGGTGCTGACGCCTCACGCTTAATTACTTCTTTATCTACAGGTACCATGCGAATCTTTGATTTTCCGTCAGGCGTTGTGTATTTTTCTGGTTTTTTATCTGCTGATTGTATGCCCATTTTATCCTCTTGCTTTAGCTGCCAGATCTTTGTCTGCTTTGCCCCATGTCCCTGATGATTTTGTAACAAATGAATTTACTCTTGCTAAGCCCCATTGCTGTGGAGTAGTGCCTGGGCGGTGTCCAGTTCTCCATGCAGCCAGACCTCTGTTATATACTTTACGTAATACTCCTAATGGCATGCCAGATTTTTCTGCTTTTTTCTTTAATGCGGCTGATGCATCTTCTGAAATATAAGCTTGAAATTTAATCATGGCTTTCTCCATACATTTGTTTAAACCTTAGGGTATGCTTACTTGTTTTTGTTTTTGCAGTGGCATCTCCAGGTGCTTTTTTATATGCCTTTGGATTATCATCATCCATTTTAGCATACTTCTTAAAATGTTTATCTCTTGAAATCTTTGTCTTCTTAGACAACCCTGCATGATATGCTTTCGGCTGGGTTCCTTTACGATCTTTAATATCTGAATCTTGAGGAGAACTCATGGCTTCGGCTTTTTCTCCTGGAGTTACCCGTCTTGCCTTTTTAGTAGATTCAGGTGTACCCCACTCTGGTTGATCTTTATACCAACGATCTTCGTCTAACTTGTCCATAACAAGTTCTTTGGCGTAGGCTTTGCCTTGTACAGTATTATCCCATTCCCAAGAACGTCTACGCTTATCCCACATCATAATTTTCCATTCGCCTTTATGGCGTTCATTATGATCTAATGCTTTTTCAATTCCATATTTTTGGCCTTTAACAGTGATTTCAATTTCACCATTTGGTCCAGATCTTTTCCAACGAGGAGCTGCAGCTTCATTTAATGATTCTCTAACAACCCCATCAGTATACTCTTTAGGAGTATCTAAGACATCAAATGTAAATTCTCTTGGATCTACTTTATCAACATCACTTAACCAGCATCTCCAAGTTTCACCTTTTGATTCAACTATTAAATAATTAGTTCCAAGGTGTTTAATTTTTCCAACTATACCATTTTTCATCATAACTACACTTTCACCTATAGTGAAAAGATTTTTGTCTTGTACATATGATTCTCTTAAGTTAGAAACTGGCTCTAATTGTATATGATTTTTAAATTCTTTTTGTTCTTTTAAACCCATTCCTTTTCGAACTGCATTAAACATTCTCTTCGCTTCGTTATTTGCTGTATTTTTTGGAAGCCCTTGAGCAAATGTTGTAAAATCATTTTCTGTTGCAGCATTTCTCATTTTAGATGCTGACATACCTTCAGTTCCTTCAGCATCAGGATCTCTCTCACCTGCTGAAATAACTTTTATGGATTTAAAATTATAGAATCCATGCCGGCCATCTTGTCCATTGTATCTTTTTAAAAGTGCACTGAATTCATTTAATCTATCAGAACCTACAACCATTACAAGGTTAATGTAACCTTCACTATGTAAAACTGACGCGGCTTCTAATGCATTTCTAATTTTTTTATTTAATATAATAGAACGAGCGTGGCGAGGAAACATCTTCCTCGCGTATTTAATTTTTTCTTGATATGTTAATGGATTTTTCTTTGCATCTTGAGATTGAGATACAAACACGCGGTATGGCATCTTGCCAGATTTTTTGGCTAGAGTATCCATCACTTTACCGTGACCAATCGTAGGAGGATTCATTCGACCGAATGTAAAGTAAACGGTCTTTTCCTCTTCTACAAGGAACTGTTTAAACGAATTATACATTTACTTTCTTCTTTTAGCTAACTCTGCTTTTCTTACCTTTGGCAACATCTTTTTAACCAGTCGGTCGATCCGAGGTTTCATTTTATCTAGACGTTTTTCTATTTCTTGGCGACGGGCAAAAGTCAACTCTGACTTAGGAACATCCTTAGTCAGTTTTTTAAGAACAGCATTCCTTGCTTGCTTTTTAGCGCGCTTTTCAAGTTTTTCCTTTGATGCAATTCTTCTGCTTGCACGCTGACGACCTAATTTCAAACGAGATTTAAATCGTTTCATTTGTCTTGAACGTGCTAAGCGTTGAGGCGTTGTAAGCGCTTCCTCAACATCTTCATCTGTACGCTTTCTTTTCATGTCAGCGTACTTGATTTCTACTGGTTCTCCTGGTCGGAGATCTACTATCATTAAATCTTTAAAATCGATCATTAGTTCCTCGTTGGCTTGTCCCATCCTTTTATAACGTCAGGCGAGAAGTTGTTGTATGAAAATTCTAATCTATCAACAATCTTCACCGCGTCACCACCAAGTCTATCAATTGCTACATAACCTTCGTGACCTGTTGTTTTAAAACCTTTTTTTGTAATAACAAAAGTATCAACTTTTTGTAGTTTATTAAGTATATTTATAAGTTTTAATTTTGCTAGCACAATAACTTTTTGTAATTCGTACATTTTTATTAAACTTATTTTGTTTTTTTCATCAAAAAAGGTTAACAATTGAGATAATTTATCTCTTTGAGTTTGTTTACCTTTCTCACTTTTCCTCTTTGTAATTTCTTTTCCATACTTTAATCTAATCCAACGTATAAGCATATTTGCATGCTTAGTTGTATCAGTAATAACTTGTCCTTTACGTACATATTTATTATGGAATTGTTCTATTAGTTGTGCCAAGTCTTGGTTACCTTCAAGCTGGCGAAGTGTACTACCAGAAATTTGATTAAACAGTTTTCCAGCCTGAGATAAGTATTGATTGACTTCTTCAGTATCTTTTTTTGACATAGTTACTTTAGTCATATCCCTGAGCATTGCGTCTTGCGACCACACAGTTCTGGTTGTGTTAAACTTGGATACTTGCACACCGTACGAAGCTCGCATAGTCTCGAAGGAGTTACCTTTATAGGTTGTATGCCAGACGATTCCAATTTTAGATTGCTTAATAGCCTTAGCTCCAGCCGACTGGCTTGGCACCGCATAGACGATAGTATTAGGATGAAATGTAACATATGATTCTCCTTTGATTTTCTGCGTTTTTACATCACCAGGACCAAATAAAAAATCACCTTGAACCACACCTTTTATACCAAGCTTGGGTAACTCCTTTAGGGCATGCTTAAGCTTAAGAGCCAGATCACCACTAGTATCAGCATCCACGTCAGCATCAGACTTATATACCTTAGGATTCTTATTGAAGATCCCTTTTTTAGCGACAAAAAATTCACCATCAGAAGGATCAATCCCAGCAAAAATAGCAGGAGCCCCATCCCATTTAACAGATACATTACCATCTTTAACACCTCCAAGCATATCTCTTAAATCGCGTAAAGCGAAGATTGCTTCTCGCGTTCCCTTAACACCACCATATATGACTCTATCTTCAATGTGAGTCATATGTGTGTTTTTGTTTTCGCTTATAACGCTTTTGAAAGTTTCCATTTTCTTACCTTTATTAAGTATAAGCTGATTTTATACATATTCTTTAATTTTTTTCTCAATAGCTGATATGATCTTATTATGTGTTTTGCTTAAATATCTATCACTACGAAGACGTTTAATAGCAAGCGCAGTCTGTGCAGCGTATTTCTTTTGAAAATCAGCAGGCCGTGTATCAATGTCCTGTACGTTTGCTAATCTATCCGCAAGTTTAATAACTAACGACCAACTTGACATTTTAGCCATCTTACCAGCGATGTATTCACCTTTACCAATTGCATCAGATGCAGCTTTATCAGTTGTTAATTCCTGAACCATATCAGCTACAAGAGCACCAAACTGTTTAACCAAATCAGCATATGTTGTATCAGTATCTTCAATAGTATCGTGTAAATAGGCTGCCTGTACTAACGCCGAAAGATTGTTTGATTTTTTAAACTTTTGTACGAACCGAGCAACTTCTTTTGGATGCTCAATATATTTACCACCGCTTTTACGTGTCTGTCCTGAATGGGCTTTAGTAGCAACCCGTAAAGCTTTAAGTGCACTTTCATTAAGTGTTTCTGTTTCTTCTGATATGTATTGCTTAAAGCTTTCCATTTTCTTACCTTTATTAAGTATAAGCTGATTTTACCATATTTCATTTGATTTGTAAACCATTATTTTAATTTTTAACTAAAATACCTTCACCAAAAACACTTAGTTCATGTGTTCCTTGTAGAGTTGCAAGTTGAAATTGAATGTCAGTGCATTGTTGATATCTGAAAGGCATTCTTCTTTGTATACTCATATTATTTAAGAATGTTGTTCGGGCAGTGTTATATTGTTGTCCAGCTTTGTTTTGACTAAAATTTCTAAATAGTGCAGGTTTGCCTGAAGTAGTGTCTGACGAAAATGCATCTAATCTATATAAGTAAAATGAAAATCCATCAGGAACAGTATAAATGCTCGCTTGATTTCTTCCATCTGCAGCTCTTATCCCACCATATTTAATTGTCTTACCAGTGTTTTGAACCGTAATTAATCCAACATTTGTAGTACCACTAATTAAAACTATATCATTAATTCTATAATATTCATTTATAGTATTAACATCACCGGCTGCAGCTAATACAACAACCTCTGAGATTTCATTATAGTTACTATCAAGTCCTACAATTTTTATAAGCTTATTAGCATCACCTGCATTTGCAGTAGTCACTGTCATCACTTGAGCTACTGTAGGAAATACATAATTAGTATTAGCAAATTCCCAACAAGCTCTTAAGGTTGTATCACCAGATACTTGGTAACCAAAAATGTTTCGTACTGTAGCACCTACGACAACACCTTTAGCAATGTCAACAGATTCTGACCATTCTGTATTTGAAAAATATCTTGTCTTAGGCATACTATCCTCCGGTAAACCACTTTACATCTAAGTTACCAATATTGACATTATTTTTAGCTTTAACTGGCGCAATATTATATGGAGATTTCTTTGCGGCTGGAATACTAAATTGCATTTCAAAAGTAAACTGATAATTGTCTTTCCCTTTATATTGGACTCTAGCTCTATATGTAGCTTTAGCTGATTTACTGAATCTAGGAATGCCAGATAATTTTAATGGATTCTTTGTTCCAAGTAAATAAAAACCATGTGTTCCAATATTAACGTAATACGTTTTTTTCTTATTGTAGTACTGTTCAATTTTTGCAGCAGGAATTTCGCCTTTAATATCTTTAAACATTTTCAAATCACGTTCATATCTCTCACGTTTAGATGAAAGCGCTGCTTCTGCTTCAGTCTTTTTACTTAATCCAGTTCCTTTAAATGGTTCTTCTTTCCATTGCTGTTGAATTAATTTTGTGATACCAACATCTTTCGCGAGATTTATAATGAATAATTTTTCATCATCTTTCTCATTTGGATTACCTATTGACCAAGTACCCGAGTCATACTTCATAACAAGAGAACCAGCAGAAGCCGCAGATATTTTTAATTCTAATCCGGCCTTTATACCGTATTTCTGAATCATCAAATCTGGTTGATCATGTCCTGCGCCGGCAGGACTAAAATTGCCGGGAACAATTCCTAATGGTTTCAGAGCATCTGCAGCATTTTTTTCATATTGAAATCCTTGTTGTGCTGCCATTTCTGAAATGTATCCTTTAAAGCTATCCATTACTATCTACCTATAGATTATTTTTATCTATTTATATAAAAAAAGAGGTCCATCAGGACCTCTAGTAGTGGGAGAAAAAAAGAAAAATTACCTACGACGATAGATGTAAGCATCCATTTTATCTGCAAATTTTAAAGGTAGAGAATGTAGATAGTTTCTATTACCTCTACGACGAGGTCCTCGACCTTGACACTTTACATAATAACGATATTCATATCCAAAGCTTTTTAAATCTTTGTTTAGATTAATAACCATATTTCGAATTTGCTTAAGTTCAGCCTGATCTTCATTTGAAAAGGTGAAGGTGCCGATATAACAATCGGTACGATTTTGATTAATTTGCATGATAAATCCTCCTTATAGTATTAATCTACCATATTATGAGCCGAATGTAAAGGAAAAAATGCATTTTATTTGATTTTTGTTTCGTT